TGGAAGTAGTAAACAAACTACCAGATCCTGTTAATCTTCCGAGAGTTGGGTTTACAACTTTCGGTCTTGCTATGCCTGACGAGTTGAAAGACTATGATAATCCAGTACAATCTTATCGTGATTATTACCATCTTGATAAAGCAACATTTGCAGCGTGGTCACATCGTGATAAGCCTGATTGGTGGAATGAGGATTATGCTGATTATGAAAAAAGGATAACAGCTAAGTGATAAAGTATAAATTTGAGGAACCTCTTGTACAAAAAATGGTGGAAGAGCATATAAATAATAGTTATGAACTTCACTACAGTATGAACAAGATACAATCAACAGAGTTCATATTTGATGCAGGGCATGGAGAAGGATTTTGTTTAGGCAATATAATTAAATATGCCCAAAGGTACGGGAAGAAGTATGGAAAAAATCAAGAAGATCTACTAAAGATCATTCATTACGCAATAATTTTATTAGGAAACGAGATTGGCAGCACGAATAAAAAAACATGAAAAACTAACAGAAAGTAATATACAGCATGTAATTGATTTGTTAGAAAGTGAAAAACCTATAACAAAGAAAGAAGCATGTAGTATTCTTAATATCACATACAACACTACAAGGCTCAACAATATTATTGCTGAGCATAATGAAACAATCAGATACCGTGAATTAAGAAAAGCACAGAACAAAGGAAAAGGAGTTACAGAAGCCGAAAAGAAGAGCATCGTGACTTATTATTTAGAGGGTGCAAACATTTCAGACATAGCAAAAGCACTTTATAGATCCCCTGCATTTATTAAAGCAGTGATAGAAAGATTAGGAATACCACAAAAGTTAGCTAATACAGACTATGAAGGGATTAGAAATGCAATGCTACCAGAGCAGTGTGTATCAGAAAACTTCCAAGAAGGAGAAAGAGTTTGGGCAGTACGAAAAAATTGTATTGCTACAATTCTACGAGAAGATACACGAATGAACTATGAAGAAAAGTATGGGTCAAAATACTATACTCTCTGGGTTACAGAAATGGCTGAGTGTGAATCACCTTATTTTGGAACAATTAATAACGCTGGACACTACAGCGGATCTCTTGCTTATGACTTAGGAAGTTTAAGGCATTTGGAGGAGTATTTATAATGGAATATTTTTTGGCATTTTACATAGCGGGAGTATTATTTTCACTTTATAGATTATACTATCCAAGTGTAAATTTCCTTAAAAAATTTCACAAAGAAAGTATATTAGTTAGATTGGAGATTACAGGGTGGATTGTTGCTACAGTTTTATTTACTTTAGCTTTTCCTGCCCTTATTCTTCCTACACTAATTGACAAATGGCAAGAAAGATTTGTTCTTGCTTTTTGTGACGAGGCATTAAAAAGATAATGGCATATAGTAAAGAAGTAATAGAACGATTTGAAGGAGTTCTAAATAGTCCTGAACAATTCTCAGTTGGTAAGTTTGATCCAAAAGATCCTACTGTAGCAACAGGAATGACGGGTGCGCCCGCTTGTGGAGATGTTATGAAACTCCAACTAAGAATAGACACTGATTCTAATAGAATATTGGGAGTAAAGTTTAAAACCTATGGTTGTGGAAGTGCAATTGCTTCTTCTTCTATGTTTGTAGATATGCTACAAGGAATTACAATAGAAGAAGCAAAACTTATCAAAGATGAAGATATTGCAAAAGCATTAGAGTTACCTGCAATAAAAATTCATTGTTCAGTTCTAGCAGAAGATGCAATCAAAAAAGCAATAGAAGATTGGGAAACAAAACGCAAAGAACTTTGGTGGGACAGCGATTTTGAAGAACAATGCAGAGAAATATACGGGGATAGTATGCCCGATTTACCTGAGGAAAGATAAAATGAATCACTTATTAGAAGCGTTAATTAAAAAACTTGAAGGAGAAGTTGCAGTAGCAATCGCAAATATCAGAGTGTACGAGAGAATGGCAGCAGGGATTGGAGAACACCCAGACATTGTTGAAGCCATTGAAACACAAGTAGAAAAAATTGCCAATGCAGAAGAAAAGATTGGCATGATTATCAAGTATTTTTCTAAGTAGGAAATCCTTTTAGTTACCGAAAAATAGTTCTTGACATTTGGTTTCACTTTTTATATAATATATTTATATTAAGGAAATAAGTTATTGAGTGACAGATATTACAATCAGATGCTAACAACCACTGGGTGGGCACCTGGCTATCGTAATACCTTTACTCTTGACGATTACAAACAAAAATTCACTTTTAGGAGAAAAAGAATGGCTTGGACAGATGAAAGCAAACAACAAGCAGTTGAAATGTATCAGGATGCTGAACCCACCCCTGAGACATCAATGGAGATAGTCAAGGATATCGCAGACGAACTTGGCGAATCACCAAACGGGGTTCGTATGATACTTACAAAAGCTGGTGTATATGTGAGAAAAACTCCAGCCGCAAGATCCTCTGGAGGAGGTTCAACAGGCGGTGGCAGAGTTTCTGTAGCAGATGCTCAAGCTAAACTTACCTCAGTATTAAGTGATGCTGGTCAAGAAGTTGACGACGCAATCATTGCCAAACTTACAGGTAAGGCAGCAGTTTACTTCGCTGGTATAGTAGAAAACCTAAATAACTAAATCATAAATAATTTACCAAGGCAGTTGCTGACTGCCTTGGTTTTTTGCATCTTGTAAAAGAGACCTTGCAATTTAACAATACAAAAGAGTTTTTGTTTAGATTAAATTTGGAGGAAATATGCAAAAAGATGAGTTCAAAAGACGAATAGATGAGGCAGGGGACGCAGTAGTCACCTATAGAAGTCAAAACTCACGAAAATTAAAGTATAATGTATGCACTAGAGACTTTTCTACGCAATACATTCAAGAAAAAAGAAATAGAGCAAAAGAAAGCTCTGGAACAGTATTATTATTTTGTTGGGACACGGATTCTTATAGACTACTTGCCCCTAGTAATGTTACCAGTATTGTTCCTCTCAACCGAGTGATTAAGAATGATAGACCTTAACGCTCCCTCAATTTACGAAAAAGTAATTCAAGAAACTGAAACTGAACAAGTTCGTTTAGTGATAAATACTTTCAGAGGAGTAGAATACTTATCTCTTCGCAAGTATTATTTAGATTTTTCAGAAGAATGGTTACCTTCTAAAGAAGGCATTTCTATGCCTATAGACTTTGATAATAGTAGAAATCTTTTTCAAGGTCTAGTAGAAATACTATCTCTTGCAGAAAGTAAAAATATTTTAGAAGAAGAATTCAAAGAATTACTAGATCAAATATACCTAGCCTAAAAATATTTCTTGACAAATACTTCTAAATTGTATATAATATACTTATGAAAAATTTAGAGGCATTAATCAAACAGGCAAGGGTTGCTTACTATAATGGTAGCCCAATCATGTCTGACGAAGTATATGATAGACTAGAGTCACAACTGAGTCTAGCTAACGATACTGTCGGCTACGATATTCCTACTGACCAATCTCGTTGGTCTCACGCCTTCCCAATGTATTCATTACAAAAAGTTTATGCAGGAGATAAAGCACCATATTATGATGGAGCCGCTGTTGTGGTTACTCCAAAACTAGACGGTGCTGCTGTAAGTTTACAGTATATTCGTGGTAGACTTCATCTTGCTCTTACCAGAGGTGATGGCAAGAAGGGCATAGATATTACTGATAAAATGAGATATATAGTGCCAAATGAAATATGGGTAGAGGAAGCAGAGAATACAAAGATTATGCAAATTACTGGAGAGCTTGTTGCACCAACTACCATTGAAAATGCTAGAAACTATGCAGCAGGCGCACTTAACTTAAAAGACATAGAAGAATTTAAGACAAGAGATCTAACTTTTATCGCATATGGTGTTCAACCTTACCCAACAGATAATTATATCACTGACTTGCAGTGCTTATCTGATTGGGGTTTTGAAACAGCAATAGATAGTGATTATTCTATGTTCCCCCAAGACGGCGATGTTTGGCGAGTCGTAGACAATGAGACATTTGATTCTTTTGGCTACACTTCCAAACATCCTCGTGCTGCTTTTGCGAAGAAACAACGACCTCAAGGTGTAGTAACTACTCTACTGGATGTTGTTTGGCAAGTAGGAAAATCAGGGTGCGTATCTCCAGTTGCAATTTTAGAACCGTGCATTGTTGGAGAAGCAACAGTTTCACGAGCAACTCTTCACAATATTTCCATAATTGAAAGTCTTGACTTAGAAATTGGATGTAAAGTAGAAGTTATACGAGCAGGGGAAATTATTCCTCAAGTTGTAGCGAGGGCTGATTAATGGCAAAGTGGCCGAAGTCCGAAGAGTGGAACGGAGGAGAAAGAAAACATTGGTTATTTGATAACGGATGGGAAATATCTTTAGTTAGATTTCCTGGCTCCTATGGTTATGAAAATAAACAATGGGAAATAGGAATAATGTATGAAGGTCTTTTTGTAGACCCTCCTGCTGACCAAATGGAATATATCTTAGAAGATTATGAAAAAATGGATGAAGGCATCTATGGTTGGTTAAAAGACCCCGATGCAGATAGAATAATTGAGATGGTTAGGAGATTAAAATAATGTATCTAATGATAGATTGCCCCTTGTGTGGCAAAGCAAGATATGAGTGCAAATGCACTAAGGAAGAATTAATGAATTACCAAAGTAGAGAATTACACCACGAATACTGGAGAGAAGAAAGAAAAGCTTTGGTCTATCACACAACTAAAGGTTGGGAAGTAGATTTACTTAAAAATGATGAACTACTGGAGACCAGACGAGTGTATGACCATTCAGAGAGTTATGCGGAAGATGTAGGAGAGAATTGGGTAGATGGAATTATTACAGAAGCTATGCTGGATAGTTCTAATCCTAACTCAGTCGGTTACTACGGATATAATGAAAAAACCGATAACTACGATCCAGAAGTTGATGACTAAGAAAGTCAAGAAACGCAGAGCAAAACCTTTACCTCCAAACCCCTGTGGTGAGTGTAAATTCTATGAACCATTGCATAATATAACTAGCAAGTTATCCGAGGGCTGGTGTAGAGTTTCTACACCTACTCTCGTTTTATCAGAAGAAACTTGCGATAAATGGCAAGTAAAATGAGTGGAGTTTATAATCAAACATACTTCAATAATCACCCCGAAGAAAAGGATCGTGAAGGAGTTCTCTATGGTGTAATATTAGTTAACCAACGAACCTTTGAGCGTGAATGTATCAAGGTTGGAATCGCTAGTGGCAAAGACTGGCGGCATGTAATCAAAAGAAGTCGTGGTTTCAAAGGATACGATCTCCGTATTCAACGAACATATCACGACACCATCTATAACTGCTGGAAAATTGAGCAGTCCCTTCACGAGGAGTTTAAACACGATAGTTATTCCCCAACTCAAAAGTTTGGTGGGCATACAGAGTGTTTCAAAATTTCCTCTCTTATTTTATCCCACTTTCCAAAAAATAATTCTTGACAAATGGTCACTCGTTTGTTATAATATTATCATATTTGGGAGAAAGACAAACTTGACAAAAATAACACCACCGACAAATTGTCCAGCATGTGACTCTGTGTTGGAGTGGGTAAATGACCAGTTATTTTGCAAGAACAGTCTTTGTCCCGCACAATCTTCCAAAAAGATTGAACACTTCGGGAAAACTCTTAAGATCAAAGGACTTGGTCCAGCAACTATTGCTAAACTTGGTCTTGAGGATTTTCACGATATCTACTCTCTTTCAGTAGAGGAGATATCGGACTTGTTGGATTCAGAGAAAATGGGTACTAAGCTACACCTAGAAATTACGAAGTCAAAGAGCGCAGACCTAATCACTCTACTTCCAGCATTTTCTATCCCGCTTATTGGCACAAGTGCTTCTAATAAATTAGGAAAACACATCTCAACATTACATGAGATAACCCCAGAAACATGTAAAGAAGCAGGTCTGGGTCAAAAAGCTACGGATAATCTGATTAATTGGTTAGTAAATGTATTTCATGCTAACGAATATTACGACTTACCCTTTTCTTTTACTTGTGAAAAGCAAGAGCAGATCAGTCTTTCAGACACTAAGGGAACAGTTTGTATTACAGGAAAGTTGAAAAGCTATCCTACCAAAGCAGCCGCGAAACAAGTATTAGAAAAACACGGCTTTGTTGTAAAAGATAG